CGCGGTTGTTCACCGCCACCGGAAACGTCAAGGTTTGTTACAAATAAGCCTTGTGTATGTCGCCCGGCATGGTCATAAATAGAGCCGGCAGCGTCGCGCTGTTGAACAGTCATTAAACGATATGGTTTAGCGCCAAACGGTATTTGGTCGGTATGTGTTGCCACGCCGTCCGTGTAACGGGTAAAATTTACATACCGTTCTTTTGTGGCACGTGAACCAACTTTTACGTTAAAGCCTTTGTTTACGGTTGCGGTATTCCATCTAATCTCACGGCCTTTAATAAGCGTGCCACGGTTCATGCCCGATAGCGGGGCACCTTTAACGCCTACAACGGTTGTAATCATTTGCCGGGCTTCGGTAATCATGACGTCACCGGCGCGCTTAATTCGTTTAGTGACGTCGCGCCTATATGTTGGGTCTATTTTGTTTAATAGCGCTAAGGTTCGGTCTATACCTTGAACCTCTAAAATTGGTTTTGATTGCGCCACGGTTGTTACCTTTTGTTTCGTTCTCCCAAAACTTTAGCCACCGTTGCTAAATCTTGTGTGTCAAACGTAGCGCTATACCAATGCGGCGCCCACCCTGTTGCTATTAACAGTTCGGCTAGTTGCCGTCGGTAGGTACCGCTTGGGTAGGGTTTGGGGCCTCTTGCGCGGTTACTTCAATGTTTGTTACCTGTTGGCAGTATTTGTCAAATTCGGCAGGTACAACAATTTTGTTTTGTTTGCTTGCTTCCCATGCTAGGTATAGCAAATCCTCTACACCAATGCCGTTTGCCATATCTGCTGCTTTGCGTTTAAAGCGACGTTCCCATAACACAATGGTAAATAGGTTTGTGTTTACCTCGTAGGTTTGCTCATGGTTGGTTACTTGTAGCGTTAATTGCATTAGTGCCTACTTTCGTGTCGGGCCGTTTAGTTCGGCGCTAGTTATGGTGTTACGTCTGCGGTGTAAACGCCACCGGTAAAGGTAACGTCAATGGTTGACAATTCGCCCATGGTTGCGTTAATTACTGGGAATTCTGCAAGTAATGCACCGGTGAGGGTAAAGCCCGGGTTTGTTGCGCTATCTGCACCAACTGCAGGTTTAACTACTACGTTTACCAAACCGCCTACGACGTTTTCCAAAGTAGCGAAAGTTTCTGAAACTGCGTATGACTGATAGAGGGTAAGGGTTACTTCGTGGTTTCCCAAACCTGCTTGGTAGGTACGTGCGGTTTTGCCAAACGTGGTGTTTTCAAGTTGGTCGTAACGCTGCGTAAATACTGCGGCGGTGCATTGGTCGGAAAGGTCTACCGCGTTAACGGTTACGACTGGGTTGGAAAGGTAAGTACTTGTAGCCATGGTGTTTAATCCTCTTTCGTTGCTTTCTTATTTTTAGCACTTTTTTTAGGTGCTGTTGTGGATACTTCGTTGGTTGCTTCGTCTGCAATTTCCTCTATAAAGCCGCCCCAAATAAGGCCGGCAACCTGTACACCGGGCTTGGGTACAAATTCTGTACCGACTTCACCAATACGGGGGCTTTTAATAATGTACATAGGCACCTAACTTGTTTGGGCTTGCATTTCAATAGTTAAATCATAGGCCGCTAATTCGCTGCCGCCGATTATGGCAATGGTTGGCCGTCCGTCTGTTACAGCTACATTTTTAGCCAACACTTTTGCCGCCATGTTCATAAGGCTACGTTGGGCGTCCAAGTTGCCCGGGCCAAGGGTAATAAGGCGTACCGGGAACGTTAATTTAACTATGTTGTAGTTCCATGCCACAAAACTAGGCGCGTCAATAAAAGCGCATGGCGGCACAATGTTACGCGGGTCGTTTACTACCTGTAGCCCTGTAATGCTCTGTAACGTGGCTGTAAGGTCGTCTAAGGCCTCGTTAAATAGGTCTGTGTATGCGACAGGCACTACGCAACCGCCGGCCTATCTACGCCTAATAGTTGTTTAATCATTGGGCTAAGGCCCATGCTGCCACCGGCGGCCAAGCCGTCAAAACTGGCGAAGTCTGTTACCGACCCACGCTGCCTATACAAGAAACCCGCATAAGCAATAGTTCCAAGTAATACCGACGGGTTAGGTACGGTGCTTAGGCTTTCGTTCCGGTATCCTGCCTCGGCTCTGCGACGATACGCAAACTCGTTAGCGGCCAACCTGCATTGGGTTATAAAGGTTTGGTCTGCTGCTGTAGCCGTGCCAATGCCTAGCCAATCCTCTATTTGTGCGTCGGTTGTTACCCATGTGCATTGCGGGGTAGTTGTTAACGTTCCTGTAGCTGCAACAATGTTTACATTCGCTGCGGTTTTAGCAAATAGCACTTGGTTTTGTATTGGGGTTTCAATGTCGTAATGCAAGAAACCTTGTTCATCTACGCCGGTGTAGTAATACTGTGGCAACTCGCGCACCGTATAGGTACCGTTAAAGGTTGCGTCAACACCCGCAATAGTTACGGATTGACCAACCTCTAAAGGGTCTGCGTTAGTTAGTAGTACTACAACCGCGTAGTTATCGGTTAAATACTTTTGTGTGACCGAATAGACGGCCATAAAGGCCTACCTTTCGGTTATCAGACGAACTTAACGAACTTGGTTGCGTCTGCCATGAAACCGGCAGCGTACCCTCTGAAGGCGATAGTCCTACCCATAGTTGCAGGAACCTCTACCGAAATAGCGCCCTTTTGCTGTTCGTAAAATTCAAACCCTGCGGCAGGGCCTGCAGCGTGTCCCATGAAAGAACCGGGCGCGTTTTTGTCAACGACCAACACCAACCCAAGTGGGTTGCCGTTCCATGATGTTGCTGACGAATTGCCGGCAGCATTTTGACCCATGAGGTTTGGTGCGCCGGTGTATGGGAATACAGGGCGGTTTTGGTCGTCGGTTGAAGCTGCGAGGGCGGCCCAACTTGCAGGCGTTACAAACATATGGGTTGGCAAGTAGTTAGACGTTTCCGAAATTTGACGGGCACCGTCGTAAATTGCTGCTACCCAATCGGCACCTACTGCGGTGTCGGTTACGGTTGCGGTTTGTGTAATTGCTGCATGGCAAGTGTCTACGGCGTAGTTGTCGGTTGCTTGTCCGTAAGCAATAGCCAATTGGTTAAGAATAATGTCAATTGATGAAGGGTCACTCCAGTCAAGGTCTTGTTCGGAGACGGTGACGTATGTTCCAAAACTTAATTTTGAAATATCGGAGTTGCTAACCACGACGGTTGACGCGTTAAGCGGGTCAAACTGTGCGGCCTGCTGTGTTACTACCGGGCGCGTTGTAATTTTTGGACGGCGGAAAGTTGCGCCTGCTGTTGGCATTGCGCGTGTACCAATTGCCGTTACGAAAGGGCGAATAGGGTTTAGTCCGTCATATACGCTGCCGGTAATAATTTCCGGCAAGATACCCGGTGTGCTTTCGGTGTTGATGTATGGTGCAACGCCCGGGGCGGCTTCAATACGTGCCGCGTTAATGTTTGCGTTTAGTTGTGCAAAATCTGCACCACCGCGCACATAACTTGCAATATATTCTGACGTGCTAGGCAAACGCAATTTACGTGGCTGTGCGTAAATGGTTTGTACTGTTGCGGCTTCAACAACTGCAGGGGTTTCTACTGGGTTTGACATTTCGGTTACTTCCTTTTCTGTGTCCTGTTCACTATTTAACTCTACTTCGTTTTCGTTTTGGTGGATACTTGCGGCGACCCGTTCTACCTTGGCGGCCTCAAATGCGCCATAGGGGAGAAGCGACAATTCCTGCCACTCAGCTTTGGTAACAATCATGGTGCCGGCCTCGTCAAAACTAAACTCAACCGGAATAGCACCGATACTAAGGCTATCTAAAACGCCGTCCATGGCTAGCTGCAGGCTTTCATTACCTAGCGTGGTTTCGCTAATTTTGGCCTCAAACATTACAAAATCGTCAACTTCGGTACGTGACGTAACAACGCCAATAGGTTGGGTGCTGTCATGGTAAAGATACATTTTGGGTTTTTTACCCTCTAACGGCAAAGACCCTTTTTCAAACCTAACCGTTTGCCCGTCACTTACTACAGCGTCTACCCCGTATTGGATAGCGACGCCGGCAAGGGTACGACGTGGCAGCGCGTCACCTTGCGCGGCGTCTAAAGTCAATTCTTGGGGGGCTAATCTAAGCATTTGCTTGCCTCATTTCCTCGGGCGTTTCCTCTACGTAAACCTCGGTGTTGTATTCGTTTGCTAGGTAACTTTCAATGTCAAACATAACACCGGTGCCACGTGGCAGCACGTTATCCGCGCTAAGTGTTTCTTGTATGCAATCTATGTATGGCTTAACACCAAAGGTATAAAGGTCACGGCTTGCCTCTGATGATGAGACGTATGAATAATTACCGATACTAACGGACACAAGGTAAGCCGGTACGTTTGCAATACGCGCAATTTCTTTAGCCTGATATTCTGCGGCGTCAATCAAAAGCATTTTGTCCGGCGTTGCCGTATTTGGGATTACCTCTACAAATTCGTTTACCGCGCTTGTAGCGTTTGCGTAACGTGCCTCGTCGTATGCTGCTGCAAGGTCGCGCAATTCTTGTGGTGACATAGGCTCGCCGCCCACCTGCCGCAAAGTCAAAGCCGGTTGCAAACTGCTTGCGTTGCGATTACGGGCCTGCTCTAGCTTAAGTGCGGTATCTACTGACGTTGCACCGGTGTAAATAAGGCCTTGAATTGGGCTTAAAAACTGTACGCAATCTTCCCAACGAATAGGTAAACCTTGAAACAAAATTTGTTTAGACGGACCAAACCACACGCCCGACCCTTGGGCCTGATCTTGTGTGGTGACAATGGCGGCAGGCAAACGAGTAAACGCGCTTGGGTATCCGTCTGCGGTTCGTTCGGTTATATACCAAAACGCGCGCCCGTAAAATAGTAAATCGTCAAATGTCCAAGACAAAATAAAGTTATTGGTAACGCCTTTGTCAATTCTCTTTAACCAACTACGCGGCGCTTCCGGTACTCTTTCCATTTCGTCGCCGTTCCACATTTCTTTATACATAACCAACGGCAAACAACCAATAACACTTGCCATAAGGTCGCGGCTACGGCTTAGCGTTGGCACCTGCATAAAACGGCTTCTCAAAACACCGTCGGAGTACGCAAAGAAATTGCCAATTTGTGACGCACCCGCATTACTACCTGCTGCAGCTTTAACAATCTGTGTAGGTTCGGGTTTCTTATTAAAAATAGCCATAGTTTTATTGTGTCACAATCTCGGGGTTTTGGGTGGCACTAGCCGGCGCCGTGCAATCCCCGACGGA